CGAAGATGAACAGGTTCGCACTGGTCGTGTGCGCTGCCGGCACGGTGTCCAGGCACCCGCGTCCGACCGTGACCGTGCTGGAAGTGAATCCCTGCACGTACACGATCTCGGAATCGATGATGCCCCACTGGCCGATCTCCACATTGTCGTAATCGCCTGACCAGGCCACGGACAACACCGTGTCGGAGATTTCCACAGCGGCGGTCGGCTGGCACCAGGCCGAAAAGTCCACTGCATCATACTGAGTGTACGTGGACGCCGTTGATATTTTGTAGCAGGGTATGAAATCTAAAGCGTCGCTGCTGGGCTTGGCTCCGGTAATTCCGGCAAAGCCAACAGTGGACGCCAACGCCTGAACCGCCGTATCTCCGTATTCCAGCGCCATCCAGTGGTAGGGCATTTCAACGGCTTTATGGACCGGACACACAGCCGGAGCGCTTGACGGACTCGTCCAGAGTGACGCCGGAGCAGAGTCATACACCGCAGTTGCCACCCCGAATACGTCCTGGACTGCCTCGATACGGATAGAGGAATCACCGAATGCCCCGTATGATACCCGCACCGCCCTCAATACCATCTCGGTAACGCCGTATTGATCGCACGTCCACAGGAACGGCATGCCCGGTTCGATCTGCATCCCCTCCGCCGTTGTCAGCAGGGTCACGGTGGCAAGATCGGCGGACCGAGCGGCCAGTTCACGCGCCGCCACTTTATCGGCCAGCGCCTTGCTGGTGATGCCGGGATATTCCAGCACAACATTATTCGTGTACCCCTGCCGGGCAATCGACGCGATATCGTGCAGTGTGGTTGATCCGGTTTCGCCGGTCGTGGCATCCCAAAATTTCACCGTTACAGAGTTGACCTGTTCCTCGATAGTCCGGCGCCGGTATTGCTCAACGGTCGCCACGTTGTCATCGTCCAGCAGGGGTATTGTCTCCACATCATAATCAGCGCGGATCAGACGGATTTTGACAAGCCCGGTATGAATATCGGTGTAGATCGCCGCGTCAATGTGTTCCCGGATCGACTCGACAAAATCTTCTATCCGGGCCGAATGGTCCCAGATCAAGCTCATGCCGAAACCCTCGGTATAGAGCGTATCAGCCACGGCCCGAAAATTCGCATCGTCAATATCCGCCGTGTTGAACATCGCGCCCCACTTGGTGCTGGTGTAGGTCGCGTAGAGGATATGGGCCGGGTTCATGTCGTTGCCTATGGCGGCCTTTGCGGAATACCAATCGTCGTAAATATTTTTGGCCCAGATATCCCACATCTTGATGTATTCGGAATTGCCTAGATACACCTGCCGGAGCACCAAGCACGCCACGCCGCGGTAAGCGGGGATATCGTCCGTCCCAAAGACTGATTGCAAATAGTCGTTCTGATCCTGATCCGATGCGCCGGTCTCGAAATCAACACTGCCCGTTACGCCACCGCCGCTCTTCTTGCCGCCGAATATTTCAGGTTTGTTGATCGTGATCGTGCCGCCGGTCGATGTGCCTTCCCACAATATTTTGCCGTCCGTTTCGAGCTTGGTGATGCTGTCAATGTCATGGGCCAGCACCATGTGCATCCCGAGATAGTATTTATGGCCGGTCGGAACCTTTTTGGACCCGAAAAACCCAGAGCTGACCTTTTCCTTGATGACGACTGTTTTCAAATCCCCGTACCAAACCACGTTCGGCCCCTGCATCTTTTTATACCCGAACAACACCGGGAACTCACGGCCCAGCTCGGAAGTGGTGACGTTGAAGTCCTCGATGCCAGCCGCTTTCGGCGCCGTGTACTTGGTGCGCGGCGTCAGGAGATACGAGACCGCCATACTCAGCGCGAATAATCCGACGATTGCCCAGAATCCCATTATTTTATGCTCACAGTGAACGGGTTGTTTTTCGGAAACCACGGGAAAGACAAGGCGTTTACCACGTTCCCGAACTTGCTGACGCAGGTTGCCAGTGTCCGGTCACAGCCGGGATAAAGCGCCACCGCCGTGCCAGCAGTCAGGCTCGAAAGCGGCCTCGATATGGTCAGCGTGTTGCCGACATGTGACGTGATGAACCGCGTATCATCCAGATCGGCGATAATGCCGCCGCTGAACCATCCATCGGCATAACTGGACGTGGCTGACATAACGAGCGTGGTCGGATTCGTCACGCCGGAAATCGTATCGTCGAACCTCACGGCCGGCTGATTGGCTCCGCAGTCAGCCCCATACAGCGGGTGCTGGCAGATCAGCTCGCAGCGGTACCGAAGCCCATAGCGGCGCATCATGGCATAGACGGATTCGCACTCGAAATCTACTTCCTCGCCCTTCGACTCGCACGAAACGACCCGGCCCTTCCAGATTACGACCGCATCCGCATACACCAGGCCCCGGTGCAGCTTTTTCACCGTGACGCTGGTTGATGTCTCTGGCGGTTGGTTGATGAATTCGGACACAAGGTCATGGTTGCGGGGCAGGGTGATTGTGATCTGATCCCTGGACGGGTCTTCTCCGTGCTCGATCTTCCCCCGCGTGATCGATGCCGGTTCATAGATTTGCAAGTCATGGACATAGAATTCGGTCTTGCGCGTGGTCAGATACATATTCCAAACGCCGCGAGTGAACTCGTAAAGCTCGAACGGCTCGCCGCGGTCTACACTGTATTCCAGGTCAGTAAAATCGCTCATTCAGGCACCCTCATCAGGGGGACAGACGCATCAACAAAATACGGGTTTCGGTGCCGCAACGTGATGGCATCAGAATTGAATCGAACCAGATCCATGAAACACCAGAGCACAACCTGGTGCCGCGTGACCTCCCGCCCGATTGCGGAATCAATCGACATCGTGGTATTGCCGCCCGGAGCGGTGGTAGCCGTGACGATCCGGCGATAATAGACACTGCCGTCGGTAAGCTCCATCATGAAATCACAAGGGAACGTCCCGTAAACTGACAGCGCCCGGCCCCCGGTAATTTCAATATCCGTTGTCAGCGCCGTGATCGTTGCGGCCAGCGTGAAATCCTGATTGTAGGTCGGAAGCCAGAAGGGTTTTTGTCGTCCGCGCCTGGCGTGAAGCCATTGCCTGAGCGCCCACAGATCCTCTTTCGTCTCGGTCCATAATCCGAGCGTCCTGGCAAACTGCGTGTAATCCTGAGTTTCGAGGACCGTGATAGGCCCCTGGCCGTTGTCAATCTGTGTGGTAGGCCGTATGATCCGCTCGGAGAGGTCATCGATGGCATAATGGCCGTTCGTCACCACATCGTAGCTGCGATATTGCGTATATGGCGAAGTATCTGAGAGGTCCACGGTATCGTTGCAGAGGAAAGATGCCGTTGCCGCTGCGTCCTGCCCCGGAGTGCGCGTGAACTCCATGCCCTCCGGAAGTATCGCCCGCTGCATTGGCATGATCCAGGCATTTTCGTAGGTGTCTCCGAGCACCGGATCAATATCGATGCCATCCACCCGAACCGTAGTAATCAGCAGCGCGGTTGCTTTGTCCGGGGATTCCCACAACATCGCCCAGCCGCCCTCCTGATAATCCGCGCAGCTTGTGTCAAAATCGATTGCCGACGCTCCGGCTGCTGCCGATACCGTCGAATGCTCTTTCCAGATCGGCAGCCCCCAGACGCCATGCGCCCACTTATCGACAGAACTCTTCACGTCAGAATATCGGTCGCTCGGTAGCGAAAAGCTGAAATTGTATGTCTGCCGCGGTGCGTCCAGATACGCGATCCGCTGTTCGCCGTTCCGGGTCTGGATTACGTTGGTATTCCAGCACATCTCTTCGGTGAATTCCTCGCGGGGCATCCACAGCCAGATCATGACCCTACTGCCGACAATCATGCAGTACAGTGTGGAGTCCGCGAACAGTGCGGAGAAATTGAAATAGACCGTGGCGCCGATAGTGGACGGGCCATTCATCGTCACGGATGCCTCATATGTAACCTCTTCGAGAGGCGCGAACTCATAGGGGATCGTGACCGGCTCGGACAGATCGATGCCGTCCGTACTGACCTCCGTTACAGAGGTCATGGTCTGCGGCACAAAGTATGCGTTCCAGATCGTGATGTCGTGCGTCTCATCGGAGAGCATCTGGCCCAGGTCGATGTAGTTCGGAACCACGTGGATCCGGTAATAGTAGTCATCCAGATAGCACGGAGACACTGTGCCAGACTTGGCCTCCGGGGTCAGAGACACGGCAACGTGCGTATAGGAATTGGTGAGAGAAAGCAGCCCCTCCTGGATCAGTGGATCTCCGAGGTAGTCGTCGGTTTTCCACAGCCGGAACTCGTCCGGCCAGTCCGTGCCGGCTGATCCGGTGGGCAGATAGCCTCCGAGGGAGTATGCGGATATTGTGGCTTCCGCGAATAAGATAAATCGTTCGGCTTTCTCTGCTCCGACTCCGGAGTCCGTAGGAGTCGGAAGTGTCACTTCGGGAGCCGTGGACGAATCCGTGCCCGTGCCTGAGTCTGAGCCCTCTGCCGGCCAGAACACTGATGGATCGTAGAGATACCCAATATCCGCGCCCGTACCGGAGTCCGAGCTGGTGATGCTAATTACTGAGGACTCTGCGCCTGTGCCGGAGTCTGTGGCTTCCTTATCTGGGGTGAACGCGGCTTCTTCCGCCCCCCAAGTCCCCCAAGTCGGTTCGGGGCTGGCGTATTTGCGGACGATTAGGTCGTCTATCCATGAATCACTGGTCGCGTCATTGTACCCATAGACGCGGACTATATCCTCCTGCAATGAACTCGTCCACATTGTCGCGCCGGACTTGGCGAGCGCATCGTTGATATAGATGTCGAATGTCCCGGCAGACCAGTCAAAATTATTCGCCTCGAATATCCACCACGCGCCCTGTGGTGCATTCACACCTGCGGATACATATGCCCCAGGGTCTGCATAGTACTCAATTCGCCCTGTCGTCGCTACCTGTCTGACTCCTATTCGCTTCGTGCCGTTGCCGTGAGAACAGAAAATAAAATTGTTCGCGGTATCCTTATAGATCGCCATTCGGATTGCAATGTCATCGCTTGCCGTGACCGCAATCGTTGCCTCGCTGGTTGTTGACGGCACATCAACGACCCTTGCAGATCGCGTCCCGCTGCGTTTTTTTGCGGTGTCAATTTCGACCGTTCCGGCTGTAACTGTCCAATCTCCGTCAGCGTCAGCAATCGAATCCCCGTCGTTGCCGCTTTCAAAGCCCTTATATTTTGAAAATACCGCCGCCCCGTCAGACGCATCAGTCAACACCGCGTCGCCGTACTTAATTATAACATCAGTGTCAGTCGTTTCAGGACTCGGAGCCACCCAGACTCCGACACGCTGGTTCGGCGTCGTGCCGGTCAGGGTCGGCCAGTCGATCATGTAGTCAAGGGCTGCGTCGGTGCTATCGTGGAATCTGATATCTCCGAAGTCGGGTTTGCAATGGGCGTCGCAATGGACGAATCCTTCGTCTGTCAGTAAGACTATGCGGCGTAGGCCCATATAAGCACCGCCCCAATTATCGGCAATCTTGAGTGCAATATACCGATAGGCGGTGCTGTTGGTTATGGCTATGTATTTCGGGTCAACTGTATCTGATGCGGCGTGTTCATCGAACTGCATTGACCCGCCGATCTGCGTCCAGTTTGTGTCTGTGGCGTAGGTAGTTTCAGCAAACGCGGTCGATTCGGCGCTCCCCTGCATGATGAAATTTTTTGCGCCACGGTTTGTCCACGTCCCCTCATAATGGAAATTTTCGTAATAGATCCCACGGATTACTTTTGCCGATCCGAGATCGATATGGAGTCGTTGGTTGGTTATCGCGCTGGCCTGCCAAGCGTTATTTGAACCTACCCCTGTCAGCTGTTTCGCCGGATCGGTGCAAAAATAGGGATGATATGAGGAGTTTGAATAGCTTGTAGCCTTAACATAGGTGCTATTATGCGCCGGAGGATATACGTGCGTCGAAACAGGTCGTGGCGCATTAGCCGACTCCCCAACCACCAAATACATGGGGTAATCGGTCTGCGCCCCGTCTGGACGGCTGCATGTTCCGGTTTTTTTGTAAACCTGTGCCATATTAGCTCAGCGATATCTCCACGGTGAGAGTCCACGTGCCGCTTGCCTTAGTTCCCAGCGCCTTGACCTTCCTGTTTATGTTCAGCGCAGCGGATGAGCCATTGTCCACGCTCCATTCGTTCCAGGTGAAGTTCGCCGTGTCGGTATTGAACGAAGCCTTGAATACGGCTTTCTGGTTGGTGCCGTAGATCGGGTAGCCACTTTCCATAGCCCCATAGACTTTATTGGACGCGGCTTGCAGGTCGGTCTGCGTAGCCTCCACCTCCGCATCCGAGTCTCCGACGCCGAGCCGGGCGTTTGCGTTGTTGTAAGCGTCCGCGCCTGCGTCTCCGCAGATCAGCGACCACATGTTGTTGATGCCCTCGTTCAGCAGGGAGTTGCCGACCTGCTCGACAACCTCGTAGGGCGTGTAGCGTTCATGAAATACGTGCTCGCGCCCCTTGAACGGCGCGATGTCTTCGTGGTACTTTTCGAGCTTGGTGCGGACCTTCCAGAGGCCGCCGACTTCGGTTTTCATATGTGTGTCCTCACTTAGAGTAAAATTGATTGATAAAAAAATTACGCCGGCGGCTCGTACTTGATTGCCCAGCCGAAGGTGCCGGTGTGGGTTACGCCCGTTCCGGCATTCCGTGTCGCTGTATTTTTCAGATACCAGGGGAACACCATCCACTGATCCGTGCCTAGCGCAATGATCTCGGTGGGCGTGTAGTTGTCCACCCTGATGTGCCGTGCGTTCTGGACTTGCAACACCTGGCTGTATTTGCTTTCCGAACGGGCCTTGAAGACCTTAATCGGAATCAGGACGCCTTCGTTGTTGAACGCATTCGGTTGTGTACCAATCAATTCGACTGATCCTAAGATACCTGGCGTTTGTTCCTTTCCGCTCTGCATCCAGGGATAATTCGTTTCGCCGGAATCCAGACCCGCATCTATCCAGAAGTTCCAGATTAATGTTTGGCAGGCTTTGCCAAAGTAGTAGTATGCGCCCCACGCGAACCCGGGGGAGACGTAGTATGTGTATGAATTCATATTGGATAAATCCAGAGCCATATTGATCGTTTCGGGTACGCCGCTGTTCTGCAGATACCCGACAGATCCCGCTATCCAGTTGCCGGTGCTGCCTAATCCCGGTTGATCGCTCTGCCCGAACGCCAGCCATTGGAACTTGTCCGAGTAATTGATCACCATGAACACCTCGGACGCGAACACAAATATGTGGTACGTGACCGGGTACGTAATCGCCACACTGTTGATTGCCACTATACACACAGAGTATGGTGTCTCTCCGCTGTCAATCGCCGTCCGGCCCCACATCCTTAACGGTGTTAGCCCAGCTATTTCTGTGCTTGCATCGAATCGAACAAATATGCCAGGATCGGCCTTGGACAGTATGCCGCCGCTCCACGTCCAGCCTTCAGCCGCACAGGCGTTCGTCAGAGCGGTCAGCACCGCAGCTACGTTCGCCGCATTTCCAGTGTAATAACTCATTGGTCTAACCTCATTGCGTAGTAATCTGGGAATCCAGTTCGGTAGACATCCTGAATAATGACGTAGGTATAGCCGTCATCGGCTTCGATATAATTTTCCGAAGAATTGTTGAATCCTGTTACATGACATATGCCGTCCAGGGCGCCCCACAAATTCTCGCTTGGCGTGTAGAGCTCGACCGGCGTGAGATGGTAATATCCCCCGGTGTCCCTGAGTGATGTTGAGGATCCGGCCATGACAGTCGTGTTGCTCCACGGGTAGGTGTATGCCTGATACCAGGTTCCCTGAATTGTTCGCATTTTGAAATTCGCCCGGTTGCCCTTGTACGGCATGCTCTGCGTGGTGTCCGAGCTTCGCGTGGCGGCATTGCCGGACAGCATCCCCCCGCAAACAATCGGATAGGGGAACTGGCTGGGCCTCGCATACGGCAGGAACTTGCCGACATAGCAGCTCTCGTACACCGGCGTATCGACCCTCATCGCCAGCACGATCCGCTGGGCGTTCCAGCTCAACCAGTAATCGATTCTGGTGTTATTCGCGGGCACTCCGCTGTAGAAGGCGTTCGGCTGCGTGGCCCAGGTGTTTTCCGCAACGTACCCGGTGCAGCACATCGCGGACAGGTTATAATAATCCGCCGCTGCTGACTCGTAAGTCATGAAGCCCACGTAGATTTCCTCGTCGCCGGTCAGGCCCTCGCCCTTCAGGATCAGGTAGTGATTCGTGCCGCTGGTGTCGTAGCGCAGTGTGGTCCAGCCCTGGCCCGCGGCTGTCACCAATGCCTTGATCCGTTCCAGCATGTTCCTGTGCGCCCACAGCCAGCTGCCCGAGGCCGAGGTGTTCGTTACATATCCGATGTTATGTCCTGCCATTAGGTTAGCACCCTCTTGTTGCGTTGCATGTAGTTTACGATCAGCCGCTCGCCCGCCGCCGTGGATAAGTAGTTGCCGACCACTGAGGGATCGAGCACATTGATGATCCGGACATTATTCTCGATTGGGTCCTGCTGTTTCTCGGATGCCACATTGACGCCCAGATCACCGCCCGCCGTTCGCGCCAGGGGAAGAACCGCTTCCGGACCGGCCTCGCCCATAAGGCCCGCGCCTTGCGCCATGGGGAAAACTGTTGGCCTGTCCACGATGCCGCCATGAGCAAACGGGATCACGCGGCCGCCCGAAAAGGCGTTGCCTTTGGCCGATCCAAATAGCCCGCCGAGTAATCCGCCGATACTGCCGCCGCTGCCAAAACTTCCCCCGAGCAGGCTTTTCAGGATTTGAGCCGCGAGTGCTTCGGCAAGCATCTTTCGAATCATGTCGGCGAAGCTCCGGAGCATACCGTCAAGGCCATCCTCGAAAGGATCGAATAGGAATTCGGACATGGCGGATTGCATCGAGCGGTAGGCCTGAATCTGGAATTCGGTCAGCTCTGAGGTGGCATTTTTACCGCTGTCGGCGATTTTCTTTTTCTCTTCCTCATACCACTTGTCGAGAGCAACCTTATCATCGATGTGCTCCGCATAGGCGTCATACCGCTCTTGGAGCTTTGCAAGCTCATATTCCTGCGTCGTCATGATGGCTTGCCGGTAGTCATCCTCAAATTTCTCAAC